TATTGGCTGCCGTTTTCAGATAGATGATTTCGATGTCCTTCAGCGTGGCTACATCGGGAATTATAAACGCGTCTTTTTCATACTCTGGACTCTGTTCGAATCCCAAAAAAACCTTGCCCTCTTTAACCTGGAGCGTTGCCGTTCCGGATAATGTAATGTGCACCCATTCATTTTCAATAAGGTATGATTTCGGTTCCAAATTAACCTCCACTTAGAACAATTCTCTGGATATAACGTGTTCCCCAGTCCACAGGCACCACAACCTGCAGTTGCGTGATATTGGACGATATCTGGAAAACCTCACCATATGAGCCGCTATAAATAACGGCCATATTTTTATAGCCCTTTGTATTAATCAGAACGGTAGCGGCAGAACGTGTGGTTTCCGCAGCTGTATCGTTAACGATAGGTGATGTGCTGACACTGCCAGACTCGATCTGAGCAAATCCGGCCGGAAAGGTGACATCGTCGCCAGCTTTAACAAACCAGCTCATCACGTAATCGCCTGCTACCAGCCAGTGCGCATAATCTGAGCCCTGCGTCATCCAGATGGCTGGGGTCGCAGTGTCATAGCTCTGGCCATGCCTGATGCGGATGCGTGAGCGTTTTGTCGTTGTAACGGGATACACGAGCCGTTGCCAGGAGTCCGTCAGTGCGTAACGCGTTTTGGGAACGTGCGTGACGTTATCAACGTCCTGTGAAATCAGGTAGGCATCACACGCGGCCGGGATACGGCCAATAACTCCACCATCCGGCGCCCCGTTGATATCCTCGAGGAGATTCAGATCATCGCTTTTGACCAGATAATCAGACAATGTGGCCGCGCGGCTGAATGGCTGCAGGTTGGTTGCTGCCGGTTCTGGGGCATGGCGCCCAATGGCTTTTCCATTCTGATACTCCAGCGGCCATTCATTCGGAGCTGATAGTGCCAGCGTGGCGCTTTTACTCCAGTAAAGATGCGCAGGCCCGGTATAAGTGATGCGCGGATCCAATGTTTCAGACATCAGATTCAGGATGAGTGTGGGTAGCGGCGTGTGAGAGGAATCACCAAACTCTATAGCACCGGGGATCCATACTCCATCATGGGAATTGAGGCCGATCCCAATCGCGCCGGGGAATCTGAGCATTTTTCCTCCGTTATTCTGTATTGGTTACTGGCCAACTGGTAATGCTCGGGAAATCACTCCGATAATTTTTCCAAAAAAAAAACCTCGTCGATTGACGAGGCTATCAGTGATGCTGAACGAACTGTGACATACCTCTGTACTGAAGTGGCGTTGCGTTTGATAATGATTGTTCGTTCCAGTAAAAACCGACCGAACACGGCTTATTTATAAATCCAGTGAAATGTGGTTGCTAAATTTTTTAATTAAATTCTCCATCATCTCCTCTAGCTCTTCGACTTTTGGAACCATTTTATTTAAGGCATCTGCTTGTGATAATTTTTTAGATTCTACAAGCCCAAAAGCAGCATTGCATTCTTCGATTTTTGTAAACAAACTTTCAACATCATCAACGAAATCTCTGAAATATAAGTTAACTAACACATATACTTCACCATGAGTATCCGCATTGGTCTTTTCCTTAATAACTTCCTGGAGCTTTTCACTAGTTATATTGCCTTGCAAAAAACCCATTCTTGCTACGTAGAAAAAGTAAAGCTGCTTATTCCACTTTGTTAAACAATGAAATACCTGTTCTCCTTTCTCTCGCAACTGTTTCTTTTTCTCTTTTTCAAATTCTAACTGAACTTGCTTATCCCATCGCTTCTCAGCAAATTTGTTCGTAAGAAACGAGCCACCAAGTGCGCCTAATAACCCTGCTACCCCGGTAATTACGGCTGCCCAAGGAAACTGAATCACTTGCGCTGTTGTTTCATTCATAGTGATAACCTCCCTTTAGAATGGGACAATTTATCATTATCTTTGAGCCTAACTGAAGAGATTATTCAATAAATTGATTTAATTAGAAGCACATAACGGGGACTATAAGTTTAATGCGGTTATACAAGAAGCGCCACTACTGCGAGCCTTTAGTTTATTCAATGTTTCTTATCGCTGCACGATCAGCATTGCATCGCCCCACTACACCGTAGAGCACGCCGTTCAGGCCCACGCTCTGCCCGTAACTCATTTCAGCCGGCACCGCCGGAACATTAATGGGGCTGGTCAGGCTGGATGGCAGGTTGAGCCGCGGTGCGCTGATTGTCCTGTACTCCACCAGCGGCGGCTTTTGCTGCGTCCCGCAGCCGGTCGACAGCACGACGATCGATACGAGCGGCAGCGCACCGGTCAGCCTCCAGATATTTTTTAATGTCATCCTGCAATGTCCTATTTTGCTGATCGGCAACTGCGCGTTGAGCCTCGACCTCGTCCATTACATCTTTCTGGTGCTGAACGGCCTCAGCCAATGATTTGATGTTGTCGGCCAGCTCACTATTTTCGGTGCGCAGTAGCTTGATCTGCTCATCCTTACCATCGGCAATCTTCTCGAGCCGCCCGTTGGACGCCTTGAGTTGTGAATTGCTGGTGTTTAAGCCCCACAGCGCAATACAGATGAGGCCAATCACGATGACGTGAGAGTAATTTTTCAGAAATGCGGCCATGCGCTCCCCTGCGTTTTTTATCTGGCGAGCTCCAGCGCACGAACTAATAAGTCCAAGCTATACGGCTGAATGCCATTCTCGTGACGAATAATTGCCTGCAGCAACGGGAATAGTTTGCGGCTGTCGGTAAGATCAATTGGACGATCTGCATTCGTACCGATAGCCTGCGCCACGCTGTCGATATATGCTTGGGTATCATTTTCGTTAGGTGGAGCCCATCGCCGGATCATGCCGGTAATAGTACGCAGTCCATATTTGCTCTGATAACTGCGCAGTATGACGATCATCGCGCGGATCCCATATTCCGGCGAGGTGAACTGGCAGAACGATTTATCAGTGCGCTGGTCTTTTGGCACCAGCCCCTGCCATTCGTCACCACAGCGAATATTGCCGGGGTTGTTGTTGCGGATCCCGCGGGGTTTATTACTGCCCGTTGTCATTGGTTGATTCTCCAGTTCGCCGGTCTATCCAACAGCGTAGTTTTTCGCTGATGTAGTCATTGCCTACATACCCTATAAATACCGCCAGCACCTGTGCTGCAGTTTCCGGAACATGCCAGTTCATTAAGGCACCCAGAACCTCAAGAGTTGGCGCAGCGAAAAACGCCAGGGCACTGCATGATGCAGCGTCCAAGACTCGCCGGCTCCAGGGACTTTTTGCATACGCACTGCGTAAAAGCGAAAACATACCCGCCACTCCTGCATATCCCCATTCGGTTTTATGGGCATAAAGCCAGAGCAGCAGGCTGGCCCACAGGCCCGGATCGTTTGAGGACATGTTTTTAATTCCGCCACCAGCTCCAGTGGCATAATTGAGATGAAAAAAAGGCCCGCCGTAGCGAGCCTTGAATGTGGGAATCCGTGAGATGTCAGTAAGTTTTATTCAGGGTTTTTAAAACGTTTTTGATACATATCGGTGTCATTCTCTCTTTAAAAAAGCTTCTGGCTTCATCATAGGGAGTAGTCATTTTGCCCAGCATTTTTCTGAAGCTCTGAGCACCCTCAGTGGAGACTTTCACAAAGTCAGTCTCATCGATCGAATAGTCTGACAAGGAATGCCCGGCTGCTTTAAAAGCAGCCATTTCACCATATACGATTTCGATAACATCAGTATCGGTTGAACCGGTCCTATCAGTTATACGCCACTCCATCTCGCATAAATCTTCAGCCATTTGCAGTTGACCACTTGCGATGGCTTGAGATGATGCAGTTAGAAGCATAAAAAACGTACAAATGTATTTCATATTTCCTCCGTGAAAAGAGAAATACTACCTTTATAATTTTTTAAATAAAATGCCGGTAGTGATTGTCAGTTATTACACTCAATCAGAAGAGGGCTTAGGGTACGGCTTGATGCTGTATTTTTTATTAAGTCGGGTTCGGGCACGCTTATTCAGAAATCTGATGTAGCGGAATTGGCGAAATGTATGCGCTGTCACGCGCTTGGCATTTTCCTGTAAGTGTTGGCCACGGCTGCCAGCTTTGCGGCCTTTAGCTGTCATAGCTATTTTATGGAACCACTCACCATCCAACTCATAAAACGTGCTTTTGTGATATCCCACGTAGTCAAAGTTGCTGGCCTGGTAGACAACACCACATTTACCGCATCGCTCATCAGCAAATGTCTGAACCCATTGAACGCTGGGATGCAGCAGTCGGATGGTTTTAAGCGCATAACTAATGCAGCGTGACTCCGTGTTTCGTGGCATAGAATCGTGAACCCATAGACGGTTCAGTTCCATGTATTCACGATTGCCGGTTCCACTGACAACGCTGGCACCGCTTGAGGGATTCATCGCGTACCCCCATTGCATCACACCAACCAAATCTCTCCCGTTGAAAACGCCTAAGTGAAGATACGAGTTATTAACAATGCGTTTGCTGTAATGGTATTTGATGATAACGAGACGCGCCAGCCATGCTGGAATTGTGGCTACATGCAAATCGGAGCAACCATAGCCGATAGTTTCTCCGCCAAAGATAATTGGCGCTGGGGTACCAGAAGACCTGGATACTTTAAGATTTCGAGTGTTTTTGGTGGTCATTGAAAGCTATTGAAGTGGAGCATCCTGCCGGATTCGAACCGACATCCTAGGGTTGGAAGCCTGAAATATTAAGTCACAGTACGAAGGATGCATAAAGCAAAAAGGCCCACCGAAGCGAGCCCTTGTTATTAATGTTTCTTCACGTAATGAAGCTGAAGCCCTTAGGCTTCAATTGCACCGCCGCCAGCTGGTGCGCCACCCGGATCTTTTGGTCCCAATTTGAGCTTGCCACGTAAACTATCAAACTTAATCTCAGTCACACCTAATGAGCTAATCGATATCGACTTTTCAGAAGCGGAACGTTCCGCAGCAATCTCTAACGCATATTGCTCTTTGAGCGCAGACAGATTTTCCTCAGAAACTAAACCGTAATCGGTATTCCAGATATCTATGATTGCTTCTGGCGAATACGATTTACCATTCTCCTTTTCCAGCTTTACTTGGTTAGAAGCAATGCTGCGGATAAAACTACGGTCAACAAAATTCATAAGCTTTCTCGCTGTGTAAGGTTAAAATTAACTACAAGGCACATCCTAATGTGCAAATAATCACTTCCCTTACGACCGATTTCACCATCACATATCCTAAAAACATTGGCAACTAAAAGACATAAAAAAAGCCCCGCTGGCTGAAAGGCCTTGGAGCTTTTGGCATTCTCTATAATGCAAATGATTGAATCGCTTACCGATGATTAGCGTGTAGAAACCCCATCATTGACAATATATTCGGCTAATTTCGTCACGCCGTCAATGTGCTATGCCTTGCACAGGCGCGAGTTCGCGAAGATGGCCACCATCAGTGACCTTCTTCAGCAATGCGTCTGCCTGCATCTCCTCTCGATGGCACTGGGTAATCAGCATTTCGTAAAATGGCTTAAAGCCGCGGCGCCAGGTGGGTTCGCTGATGGCCATTACGGTTAGACCAGCTGCACGGCGCACGGCCTCACCCGGCAAACGTGCATAGCCACGTCCGGTGCATTTTGAACATGTTTTTGTGACAGGTACGCCCTGAACCTTGCTCTGATACTCATCCAGCACCGTGCCTCGTCCCCGACAGCGGCATGCATTGCTTAGCACACCTTTTCCACCACAGGACGAACAGAGCACCCGCTCAACCTCTCTGACCGCGCGTGTTTGCTCATAGTCCGCCGGACTGAAATTTTTGACGCCCATTTTTACCGAAGCTTTCACGAAATCACGCTCCCGGTATGGCATATGTGATTTTGTGGTAAAAATCTCTGCCTCGACAAATCCGGTACCGCTGCAGCAGCTGCATGGCCGCTTACTGGCTGCGCTACGCGTGTAGTCCTCATAGGCGAACAAT